TTGCTTACAGCGATCTCGCCCACATAGTCACCGGCGTTACCAAAGCTGCTGGCAGTGTTGGTAAGTTCGATGTATCCGTAACGAGTCATGAAGCTCACGACTGGTTCGAATGTTGTTGGATCAAGAACAACACCACTGCTCATCAAAGGAATGTATGGGCAGTAGAATGCTGGCGCATCTGCTTCTGAGCTACCTTTGTAGCCAACCAGTACAGGAGTTACATCAGAAGCATAACTGTCAACAAACACTCTCATGCTGCCGTTCAGTGTACCAACAAACTTGGTGTTTGTTGGAGCTTCAAAAGTACCTTCTGTGGTACGAGCAAAAGCTGATGTGGTTGCACTTTGCAGCACAGTGAGAGCAGCTGAGCTAACCACAGCGTAGTTACCAGCGCCACGTCGTGTGCGCTGAGCAATTAGGTTAGCAACACGGTTGATCAGAACTGCCAGAGCGGCGTGTTCGTCACCAACGAATGTGGCTGTACCAGACACAGTAGCTTGGTTGTATGTGAACTCAGTGGCAGCCAGTGAGCGCAGGCTCAACAGGATCTCTTGGTCAATCTCAGCTGTAATCTCTTGTGCAAGAGCAGCCATGATTTCTGCTTCAACGTCAATGCCGTGCATGGCTTGTGCGTCTTGAGCAGCTTCAAATGTCCAACGAGCCTGGAGCTTGCGTGTTTTGGCTTCAACAGCTTGCTTCAGAATCTGAACGCTGATCTGCTTACCGCCGTTGCCTTCCATGGTAGCTGTGTTACCACCGGTATAGGCTGTGGCTGTACCAGTTCCCTGGGGCACAGTTGAATATGCAGTGGCAATCAGGAACGGACTCAATGCTTCCTGGCCAGCTGTGACCGAAGTTTGAGCCAGGCTGTTATCTGTCAAGCTCTGAGCATAACGCACACGCAGAGTGTGAATTTGACCCACAGGACCAGTCATGGGTTGAACACCAACCAACTCGTTAGCAATAACTGTTGGCATTACACGACGAATCACTGGCAGAATAACGCGGTTCAGTGTGGCAATATTACCTGCTGCTGTAGAACCTGCAGAAGCATTTTCTTTGAGGTATCTACGAGTGTTTTCTAAAATAACACTCATAGAATTGCGCCGGTTACCGTTCAAACCTTCGAGCAGAGCTTCTTTGGTCTCGCCCCAGCGACTTTCAAGTAGTTCTTGTGACATCTAAGTCTCCTTTATATGTCCTAAAATTACAGTCCGGCCAGACGCTTGAGATCGATCACATTGCTGCGACTATCTTCACTAGCTGCTGTTTGGGTTGGAACTGTCTTATCACCAGTGACTTCGGTGACCGATTCTGCAATCACTTTGCGGCTCTTGGCAGAACGATCTTCCAGCACGGCTGGTAGATACTTTTCAAAAGCTGACTTCAAACGATTTGTTTGAACGCTTTCCAGCAAATTACGCATGATTTCTTGCTTGTCCTTGTTTAGAGGGCGCAGCAGTTCATCCATTGTGCCTTGACGCTCATTGGATTCACGAATCACACGCAGTTCGCGTTCTTTGCTTTCAACGAGAGTTTTGGCTCTCTCACTGAGTTGAATTGCTTCAGCAAGTTTTTTATCTTTGTGAGCAATTAGATCATGCAGTTTACGAACTTCGGCTTTCTCATTGAGATGAGTGGCACCAAATTCAGCTGCATATGCTTCAAAAATTCTACGTCCAAAATTGTTCTCGCGAGCAATACGGATATCTTCTTGAAGTTGATTTAGTTCGGCCTTCAAATGACGGCTAACAGCATCACTCATTTTGGCACTGGATTCTTTGACAAATCTAGTTTTGAGTGAATTCAGTTGATCACGAGCATCACGTACCAAGCGTACTTTGGTTTCCACAATGTCACGCTTGTCTTTGGCAAACTCTGTGATTTCTTTGGCAAGAGCACTGACCACAAAGCCTTCCAGCTTTGACAATCCTTCTGCATGCATCTTGCGGTCTCGGCGTAACTCGCCAATTTCTTCTGCCAATTTGGTTACCAAGAAACTGTTGAACTTGGTAGCCGATTCTTTCATTTTGGCTTGGAAACGCACACGGTCCTCAACCAACTGCGCTTTTTCAGCAGCTAACTGAGCAATTTCCGTTTGCAGACCTTCTGTTACCATCTTATCTAGGGCTTCAACCATGACTACCTTGTCATGCTGATAGCGTTGTGCGAATTCTTCACGCAATTCTGCACGCACTGATTCGCGAGCTTCGTTCAGTTTGTTTTCCCAAGCTTCGTTGAGTTCCTTACTGACTTCCTCGTTGATCAGGCCGCTTTCTAGCAACGGTTTAATAGCATCAAACATGCCTGGTTCTCCTTAGATTTTGAGATCTTTGATCAGGCGTTTTATTTCCTGCTTCAAGTATCTCTGCACTTTGTCGCTCTCGCCACTCTCGCGAGCCATCTCCATAATCCGATGCCCATGACGCATGTTCATGAGTCCTTCATAGATTGCTTGGGGATAGGCGTTAGGTGCGCTGGGTTGAGCAACCACATCAATAGTGACAATTTCAAAGTCACTAACATGTCCTGTTCTATCGTCTACATTACCTGAACCTCGGCTTGACACGCCTAACTTCACGCCACTTTGTAGCAGTGTTTTGATCAAATTGCCCATGGGAGTAGGCAATATTTTGAGTTTGCCGCAGCCTGCATGTCCGTCCATCCACATGCCTTCTACATTGTGGCACACGCGATCTAAGTTGATTTTTAGATCGTCGGGATGGTCCACTTCACCCAATACGGAGTTGCCGCTGCGGATCTGCTCATTGATTGTTTCAACTGCTTTCAAAATCTCGTGGCGAGGATAAATGCGCTCGTTTGCATTGCGCTTGTCGCCTTCAATGCAAATGCCTTTGAGATAGAGATTCTTACCACCAGCCACATCGGATTCTTCCAAAACCTGAATGTTGGCTTGGCTAAAGGTAAGATCTTCTCTTAGGTATCTTGACATCTAATCAACCCTTACGGCCGCCGGGCAATGGGCTCTTGGTGTTTACACCTGTGGCCTGTGCCAAGTGCGGTTTGGTAGCAGCCGACAAATCTTTCATACCTGCACCTGCTTTGTTCTGAAAATCAGTGATAAGATCTTTGGTTGTTGGTGCTGGACGACCTTTGGCTTCTGTACCTGTGGCATGCACTGGTTTGGCAGCCATGCCAGCAGCACCACTGTTGGCAGCAACAGTTGATTTCTTGTTGACACCGCCTTCTTCAGAAGTCACTGGTTTGGGGGCTGCTTTCAATGACACAGCTTCGGCCATTGGCATCATTTCTTCTGTGTCATCAACTTCAATGGCATCGCCACCTTCGTCTGCGCCAAAATCGTCACCGTCGCCCATGTCTGACCCGCCCATGGCTTCTTCGAATTCAGCCATGAGTTGATCTAGCTTGTCTTCGAGATTCATGATATCGTCTTTAGTGGCTGGCTCACTGCTGCCCATGTCACCACCCATGTCGTCGCCCATGTCACCACCCATGTCGTCGCCCATGTCGTCGCCCATGTCGTCCTCGGCTTCCATGCTCATTTCATTGGATTCGTCGGTTTCAACATCGTCGATCAAATCATCGGCTGCATCTCCGCCCATGGCACCTTCTTCTAAATCTTCTTCAATTTCTTCGTGCTTGGCTTCTTCTAATTCTTCTTCTTTTTTAGATTCGTCTAAATCTTCCTCGGCTTCTTCGGCCATGAGACTTTCATAAATTTCTCTACTCTTGGCCACAACAATGTTGTGGAAAAGTTCACGTGCCTTGGCATCTTCATCATTGATCACGTACTCGATCAATTGTTCAAATTTGTTCATGTGGGCAAACTCCTATAGGTAAAGTGTAGTGTTATTTACAACACCCCTGAAAAAACCGTGGAGATGCCACCAAAAACTGGTGTTTTTATAATTTTGTGTTAGGCCAGAGGCTGGGGAGGCGGTGAGTATTGCTGGCGTACGAGTTTGAGCTTTTCTTTTTGTTCGTAAGATCTAATGTCATTCATTTTTCGAAGCTTATTGATCTGTCTCAAAGTCAACCGTGTCTTTCGCAAATCATTGAGAGTTACCTGTGAGTTGTCGTCTGCCAAATCTTGCAGAGCCAAAGGTTCACGTTGATAAACTTCATTGAGGCGCATACTGTATTTATACTCCGGCTGCTCCAGCAGGGCCGCCAGGGGCAATCGGAGCGCCAGGTGCAGCGCCTGGAGCTCCAGTGGCAGGCATGCCTTCTTGACCTGCTGGTACCATATTTTGAGACACGTCTTGACCCATGGCGATATCACTTTCCATGCCAGCTGGGCTCACACCTACGGCTCTGAGATCACTGCCTTGCGGAGTGACTTCAGACGTATCTTCACGCTCTTCTCTCCACATGCGCTCGTTGTCTGCAATTTCATCTTCGGTCAGTCCCAAGAATCTTTGCAACATAAAACGTTTGCTCATATAGGGCAACGGTTCCAGTGAAGTAAAACTTTGAATACGAGATATGTCTAATTCAGCCTGGCGATAACTGGCAAAATTTTGTGGAGGACAAAATTTAAGTGTGAATAGCCCAGAATCAATGTTGAAGCCGCGCCATTTCAAAAACATTTTGAATTCATCATCCAATTTTTGAGCAATGATATTTTGCAGTCGTTCGCAATATTGATTGAAACGGTACTCTTGAATCAAGGCTGTACCTACTTTACCATCAGTGAGTGCACGATCTGAATCATCTGGTCCGGTGGGCAGATAACTGGAGGGTACTCTGAGTCCTCGAGCCATTTTGTTGTTGAAATATTTTAGATCGTCTATCTCACCTAGGTTTTGACCGCCCGGTAATGTCTCAACCGATGAACCCCGGCCGTCTTGTCCCTGTGGAAAGAAATAGTCTTCGCCCACACTCAATGGATTGTAAGACGCATCCATCATGTTGGCTCCACCGCCAGTGACAGTGGGTATGCGTCGTTGATGCATTTCGTTTTTCACACGCTCAACAAACTGCATGGCCAGATGAGAAGGCATATTGCCCACATCAATCTTGAAAATTCTGCGCTCCGGAGCTCGCTGCACACGGTAAATCAATATTGAGTCTTCTAGCAATTCTTTTTGTTTGAAAACTTTCCAAATATTTTCCAGTATTGATTTACCAAAAGGCCAAAAAGTATCCAACCCTTCATTCAAACTGAGATGCACCACGTGCTTGGCATCAATGCAGGTTTCATTCATTGCCACCATGAAACGACTGTTGCCCACACCGCCGCCCATGCCACCATTGGGCATGGTATAGTTGGCTGCACCCGAAATTGACCCAGTCACAGGATTGGTCATGTAATCCGTGGTAGTTTTGGCGGCCACTGTGAGATTTTGAAAATTGGGGTTGATATCTCTTATCACATACTGCTCAGGCCTCTTTCCCTCAGACTCATTTACTATAACACGAGCCAATTTGCTCATGTCCACCCAATACAGTTCAAAAGTTTCAGGATCTCGCACAAAGATTTGATCCCCATACTTCACTGTGTTTCTAAACAGTTTGAAGATACGTTGGTCCAACTGATTCATTTTGACCCACTGTTTGAGCTGTTTTCGCAG